ACGAATTTATTACACGTTCTGAAGTTCAGGAGATGATTGATGCAGCAATACGACGACACAACCGTAATGCTTCTATCATTAGTATGTGCGTCGGTTGGGTGGTTCTTGCTTTATTTGCTGAGGGACTTTTAAGACTTATTGGAGTAATTCCACCACTATTACCTTGGCTTAAGATTACATTAAACTAATGGTTCAATTTTCAGACGAAGATCTAGAAGAATTATTAAAAAGAGTTTTAGAACAAAAGATGAATGAACTTTTTGAAGAACCTTCTACATACGAGGACGAAGAAGATGAATGAACGAATTTACACAGCATTCACAATCTTTGGTGTTATTGGATTTTTGATTATTTGGTCTTTACAACACGCATATATAAAATGATTTTCCACATTGTAGAAGCACTCGCAGCAAGTCCATTTTTCCTTTTCCTCTGCGGGTGCGGGTTGACAATCGTACCATTTGCTGGTATTATGTTTATACATTCAAAAAAGGAGTAAGTAATTTAATTTGATATTATCTCAAAACATACTACCTATATAAATAGTTTTGAGTTATTTGGTTTGATATGAAAAAAAGAAATACTACCAAAGAAGAACTTATAACTGCTTGTATTGGATCAAATGGTCCTGCACAAGTTTTAAGAAAATTAGGTATGTGTGAAAATGGGGCAACTCGTTCATATCTTAAAAAAATTTCTAAACTTTATGAAGTAGAAATTCCAAAGTATAAATCTCCAAGAAAATATGAACTAATTGAGAAAGAGTGTCCAGTTTGTGGAAAACTTTTTCAAACTTCTATTGGTTCAAAAGGGGAAAAAATAGTATGTTCACATTCTTGCTCAAATACATATTTTAGAAGCGGTGAAAATAATCCAAATTATAAAGATGGATTTGATGGTGATAAAGCATATAGAAAAATATGTTTTAAATATCATTCTAAAAAATGTTGTATTTGTGGATTTGAACACATAGTAGAAGCCCATCATATGGATTGTAATAAAAATAATAATGATCCAAATAATTTAGTTCCATTATGTCCAAATCATCATAGAATGTTTCATTCCAGATATCGTCAATTAGTTACTCCATTAATTGAAGAATATATAAACAATAACCGGGTGTAGTAGAAAAGTATAACTCTGCGTTTGGGACGCAGCGAAGAGGGGGCAGTACCTTCCACTCGGACTCATAAAAATCACTTTATGAAAATGAATCCAGAAATCGAAAAACTTCCATCCTTTACAATTGAAGAATTTCAAGCAGATTTTGATAATCTTATGAATAGAGTAGAAAGCGGAGAAACACTACTCATTAAAAGCGAACACGGAAATGCAATAATGGTTCCTTACAAAGAAGTGGTTAGTATATGTAACGAAGCAAAAGTGGATTTTGAAGAGATAGTTAAAATCCACACAGACCACGAAGAAGGGTCTTGACGAAGGGTTCCAAATCTCCTATAATGATTTGGTCTTAAGCGAGTGAGACTTGGTAGTCAGAGGAGTCTTATAAACTCTTTCCGCCAGATTAGCGGCTTTGACCTGGTTCGAATCCAGGCACTCGTATTGCATATACTGTTTTTATAAATAGTTATGCATATGTTCATAACATCAATATGTTTACTTTAATATCTACCTGCCATAATTGTGGTTCAAATATTCTCAACGAAAGAGAAACAAAAGGAAGATTAAAAAAATGGTGCAGTGATTCTTGTAGACATCAATGGCGTTATAAAAACGACCCAAACTATAAACCAAAACAAGTACAAAGAAATACTTACGAAAGACAAAAAAGAGTTTCTTATGAAAGAAAATGGGAAGCAATTCAAAATAAAGGTGGAAAATGTCAACAGTGCGGTGAAAACAGACCAGCAATGTTGTGCTTTCATCATAGAGATCCCTCACAAAAAGAATTGAATCTTGATGCTAGAAGATTTGGAAACACAAAGTATGAAACTCTAAAAGAAGAAATAGACAAGTGCGATCTTTTGTGCCATAATTGTCATCAAGATCTCCATAATGGAAATTCTTGGAATCAATTCTTACAAACGCTCGTCTAGCAATCTGTCGAATGCAGCGTTCTCATAAAGCGCCGAAGAGGGGTTAGATTCCCCTGACGAGCATTAATTATTTGGACTCCAGCAAGGTGCTTGCTAGAATATAAAAGACTGACGCCTCCCTCTGCGGAAAGAGTAACCATCAGGTCAGCGTCCAAAACAAGGACACTTCCTAAAGCGTCCTACTTGACTTTCAAACATCAACACTCTATAATACTAAGGTCAACAATCAAAACAATGACTCTCACAGCAAAATTCAAGAAAGACGTTCAAACCCTTCGTGGTGCAGCAAATGGTGATTTCTACCTTGATGTAAAGAATCCGAAACTCTACAAAAAGGTTCGCCGCTACTACGAAAACGAAGGTGTAGTGTTCTCTGGTGATCCTCTTGATGACTATGAAATGCTCATGGAATATGTTCTTGCAGATCTTGAGTCCGTTGAAGTTGCATGACAAAAGTTCTTTTAGAACGAGAAGGATATCGCTTTGTTGAAGTTGGTATCCTTGAAATCAACGGTAAACCTGATTATCGTTTACAAAAACAAAATCACTATACCAAACGCTGGAATGACATTTATCTTTTTGATAATGGTTTACAATGTACTACTGCAATGGAAGACATTGAGTATGCGCGTTGGCTCGACCCAGACAGAGTACCTTGCTACGTTAAAGATGATGAAGATTAAGATATAGATAAATAATATAAAATAATCTATATCTCATGTATAGAAACCAAGCAGATGCCAATGCCAAAGCAAGAGAACTTTATAGGAAAAACACTGAAAAGTACTCTACAAAAAATAAAGAAAAGCGAGAAAGTCGTAGAAAATTAATTTATGAAGCACTTGGAAATAAGTGTGTTGAATGTGGATCCACTTCTAATCTAGAAATAGATCACATAAATCCTTCTCTAAAAGAAAATAGAATTTCTCCATTGGCACAAGGATTATCAAAAACATTAAAAGACGATAATCTTCAACTATTATGTCATTGTTGTCATACTAAAAAATCAAAATATCAAAGAAATGCTGCTTGGAATTTGTTTAGAAGTTTGTCTCTTGAAGAGCAAAATAAATTGATACAAAAAGAAAAAGAGAAGGATGATTAAAGGGACTTTAAAAATTCTTGCTGGTGCGGATGGGGAATTCTTTCTCCGCCTGGTTTCCAATTTCCAGTTAAAGAATTGGTGGCGAGCCTGAGTTACCAAAAGTGGGTTGCATAAACCCACTTTTTTTAGTATAATATTAAAAAATCTTTCAGTTTTTATGACATACTATATTGCAAGCGAAAATAGTGGAGACGGATTTGGATCTCAATTTCTTTCTAGAATTGCTGGAATAATTTATGCAAACTATCATAACTTAAATTATGTTCATGTTCCAATTAGATCTTTAGTACTTGATGATAAACCATTTGTTTCTAGAGATAATGAGATAAAAGATGCTAATATTTTGTTAGAAAATATTATGAAAAATTTTGAAATTAAATTTATAGATGAACTTTCTAGTTCAGATGTTGTTAATACTTACAGTCGAGTAGATATTTACAATCAACTAAATTTAAATCCAAATTTGTATTATACTGATGATGTTTTAAATAAATTTAAAGCATCATATAGCATAAATCCTCCAGATTATTACGTACCTAATAAACTAAATGTATCCATTCACATAAGAAGAGGAAACGATATTAGTAGTGATAATTTTAATAGGTATGTAAGTTCTGATATTTATGATAATATTATTGAAAAAATATTAGATAGATATGATGAATCAATAATTAATATTTTTTCTTGGAATGATCCTTGCTTAAAAGTTAAATCAGATAGGATCAAATATCATACTGTCTCCGATGGAGGAGAAGAATTTTTATCACACTTTAACGGATTAGTTCATTCTGATATTTTATTGGTGGGGGCAAGCACTTTTAGTCTTTGTGCTGGATTTTTTAATAAAAATATAGTTTTGTGTAATAAAAATATACATCGTATGATCGTTAATCCTTACGTTCCTTCATGGGAAGATAATTATCAAAAAATTATCGAAAAGGTTTGATAAAGATTATTTAAATTATAAAGATAAATTTTATTTCAACTAGTAATGAAAAAAGTACTAATTACAGGAATCACTGGGCAAGATGGATCTTATCTTGCTGAACTATTACTCGAAAAAGGTTATGAGGTTCATGGGATTGTCAGAAGAGCATCCCTTATTAACACTCATCGTATTGACCACATTTATAATCGTATTCATCTCCATTACGGCGACCTTACTGATTCTACCAATCTTATAAAGGTAATTCAGAAAGTTAAACCAAATGAGATTTATAATCTTGGTGCCCAGAGTCATGTAAAGGTATCTTTTGAAATACCTGAATATACTGGACAAGTTGATGCGCTTGGAACTCTTCGTATTCTTGAAGCAGTTCGTATTCTTGGAATGGAGAATGATGTTCGTATCTATCAGGCGTCTACTTCTGAACTTTACGGTAAAGTTCAAGAGATTCCTCAAACGGAAACAACTCCTTTCTATCCAAGAAGTCCTTATGGTGTTGCTAAGATCTATGGATACTGGATTGTCAAAAACTATCGTGAGGCATATGGAATGTATGCTTGCACGGGGATTCTTTTTAATCATGAATCTCCTCGCCGTGGTGAGACATTTGTTACTCGTAAGATTACCAGAGGTTTCAAGGCAATGTCTGAGGGTAGGCAAACGGTTCTTAAACTGGGCAATCTAAATGCTCTTCGTGACTGGGGACACGCAAAGGATTATGTTGAGGCAATGTGGTTAATGCTTCAACAAGATGAACCTGATGACTTTGTGATTGCTACTGGTAAACAATATTCAGTTCGTGAGTTTGTAGAAAGAGCAGCACCTTACTTTGGAATGGATATTGAATGGCAGTTTACTGATCAAGGAACTGAAGTTGGAATTGATAAGAACACTGGATTAGTGCGTGTAATTGTTGATCCTAAATATTTCCGACCTGCTGAAGTAGAGACCTTATTAGGTGATGCCACTAAGGCAAAACAGAAATTAGGTTGGGAACCTAAGATTTCTTTTGATCAATTAGTTGAGGAAATGTGTATTAATGAAACTTGATTCTAAAATATATGTTGCTGGGCATCGTGGGTTGGTTGGTTCTGCGATTATTAGACGATTAAATGAACAAGGTTATAATAATATTATAACTAAAGATAAAAAAGATTTGGACCTAAGAAGACAGTTAGACGTAGAGAATTTTTTTGATTATCATAAACCAGATTATGTTTTTCTTGCTGCTGCACGAGTTGGTGGAATCGGATACAATAAATCTTGCCCTGCAGATTTTATAAGAGATAATTTGCAAATACAGACTAATGTAATTGATAGTGCTTATCGCAATAAATGCAAAAAACTTGCTTTTCTTGGATCCGCTTGCATCTATCCAAAACATGCACCTGTTCCCATAAAAGAAGAGTATTTAATGATATCAGCTTTAGAGGAAACTAATATTGCATATTCTCTTGCCAAAATTTCTGGTTATATAATGTGCAAAAAATATTCTGAGCAGTATGGATTCAATACAATATCAGTAATGCCTAATAATCTTTATGGTATTAATGACAATTTTAATATTGAAAGATGTCATGTAATTCCAAGTTTTATTAATAAATTTATTACTGCTAAAGATAATAATAGTCCAACTGTTACTTGTTTAGGTGATGGAAGTCCAACTAGAGAATTTTTATTTTCCGATGATCTTGCAGATGGACTTATATTTTTGATGAATAATTATGATGATTCTGATATAATAAATATTGGACCAGATAGAGAAGTGAGTATTAAAGAACTTTCTGAAATTATTGCTAAACATGTTGGATATAAAGGATCTATTATTTGGGATACTGAAAAACCAAATGGAACTCCGAGAAGAGCATTAGATACTTCTAAAATAAAATCTTTAAACTGGATGGCTAAAACTAGTTTAGATGAAGGACTTAGAATTACTATTGAGTGGTTTATGAACAACAGGAGAACATATGAAAAAGTATAAATGGCCTCTTATGAAAAATACTTTATCTTTTATGGATAGAGTAAAACTTGCTAAATTTGTTTTAACATCAGATAAATTTACTCAGGGTGAAAAGGTAGAGGAATTTGAAAGAAAATGGTCTCAATGGTTAGGTTGCAAACACTCAATATATGTAACTTCCGGAAGTACTGCTAATTTTCTTCTAGTTGCTGCAGTAATAGAAAAATATAATCTTAAAAAAGGCGATAAAGTTTTACTCCCAACTTGTACTTGGGTTACAAATATCAATCCAATTTTTCAACTTGGATTAACTCCAGTTTTTTGTGATGTTAATCTAGAAGATTATAGTTTTGATGTTGAAAATCTAAAAAGAATATCACAAAAACATCCTGATATTAAACTCATATTTGTCACACATCTTCTTGGCATTCCTGCAAACGTTCCAAAATATAAGGAGTATTTTCCCAATGCAGTTTTTCTAGATGATGTTTGCGAATCTCATGGATGTGTTATGGGCAGTAAAGTTGGTTCCAATAGTGTCGGATCAACATTTAGTTTTTACTTCGGTCATCATATGTCAACTATTGAAGGAGGGATGATATCTACGAATGATAGTGATCTTTATGATCTTATGAAACTAAAAAGGTCTCATGGACTTGCAAGAGTTTCTGATAAATTTAAAGAGTATATTCAAAAGAATCCAGAGATTGAAGAGTCATTTTTGTTTGTGACTGATGGATATAATTTTAGGAATACTGAAATTGGAGCAGTTCTTGGAATCAATCAACTAAAAAGACTTGATAAGTTTATCCAGATACGAAGAGAAAACTATAGGAGATATGTTGAAATCGTTAATAAATCAGATAAACTTTTTAAGGTAACTTATAACTATGGTAATAGTTCTTTCTGTTTTCCTTTTATATGTAAGACTAAAGAGATAAAAACAGAATTAATTAACCTACTTGAAAAGTATGGTGTGGAGTATCGTCCAGTTGTTGGAGGTAATTTATTAAGACAACCATATTTGAATTATGAAGTTGAGTGTGCATCCAAAACTTTAAATTCTGATATAATTCATGAGAATGGAATTTACATTGGTAATAATCAGTTTGTGGGCAACCAAGAAATGAGAATTTTAGAAAATATTATTAATGAACTGGGATAATCTATGAAAATTAATCTTTATAATGATTTTCATAATGGGGACATCTTTTATTCAAGAATTATTATTGAGCAACTCTTGAAGAATGGATTTGAGGTTTCCTATAATCACGGAATGAATCCAAAAATCTTGTCTGATTATGGCGACATTTATAATGGACCATTGAATCCAAACATTCATGTGTCAAGAGGTGACAATAATTTTGAACAAAATATTATCAATACTTGGATTGGAAAAGAAGATGCTAAATTTGTAAAGGTCGATGCTTGTTCTTTCAGAGGATATGTGCCTCTTGCAAATGAAATCTTTGATTATTATGGAATCAAATATGATAATGAAGAGGACATTCTTCCAGTCGTAAGATTTAGTAATCTGTCATCAAATCAATTAGATAGAATAAGTGACATTTTGTATCCTTTTGGAATATCTTATGACAAGATTATTATGATATGTAATAATAATTGTTTATCTGGGCAATCTGAAAACTTTGATTTTGATCCAGTTATAAGTTATCTCAGTCAAAATTATCCAAAATGTTTGTTTTTAGTCACTAATAATACCTCAGTGATTAATGAAAATATAATCAGTGTCTCTACGATTACTGAAAAAGTTGACTGTGATTTATTGTTGATTTCTTATATCTCTAAAGTTTGTGATATAATAGTTGGTAGAGCATCTGGACCATATTGTTATACTCATATTAAAGAAAATCTTCTAGATGATAAAAAAACTTATATCAGTTTTACCTATTATTCTAGTGAAGGAATCTGGTATCATAACTCTAAATCAAAACAAGTATGGTCAGATAATTATGATCTAAATCATATTTGTGAAACTATCGAAAATGAAATTAAAATCTAAGGAAAGTAAAATGGAAACAAATTTTGGTGAAGTGATTGAAAGATGTCTCAAGGAGACTATCAACTCAGTTCTTTCTAGGAGAGAGTTGACTGAGGTTGAATATATTCAAACAGATAATCTTGGTGAAGTCGTTGAGAAACTTGCTATCCTTCATATTAGAACTTGGATGTTAGAGGATGCAATTCAAGATGCAACTACGGATCAGGAAATTGCAGAACTTAAGAGAAAGATTGATACTTGTTTTAAAGTTAAGAGACCGAAACTGGTTCAAGCAATTAATCTATTAGTTGAAGATTCGATTGCAAACAATAAGTCTCTTCGTGAGGATTCTGTAAAGTTATATAAAGGTGTTTCTAATGAGTAAGGTTAAGTTAAATCTTATTGGAGATTCATTTACACATCTTACTCACGGCAATAAAGGATACTCAGTTCATGGTAAAGAGTCAAAAACTATGGAATGGGTATTTGATAATAATGTTGGTACATCTTTCTATGTTGATGGGAAAATGTATGAGGCATTTTCTGATAATGTCAAAGGTGTAAAATATGGATGGTTACTTGAATCTAAATATGTCACTCCAGAAATTGTTAGTGATGTAAGAAATAAGTATAAAGAATACTTTGAAGTTTTTAGATATATCTTTACACACAATAAAGAATTTCTTGATCTTGACGAAAGATTTAAGTGGTGTCCTCCTAATGGATCTTGGATTAAGGAACCAAAGATCTATCCAAAATCAAAGATAATTTCATTTATCACATCAAATAAAAACTCTACTCCCGGTCATAAATTGAGACTTCAATGGGTAGATATGATTGGCGATCAAGTAGATCTTTATGGTAGAGGATTTAAAGAGATCTCAAGTAAAGAAGAAGGTTTATGTGATTATATGTTCTCTGTTGCAATCGAAAATGGTTTCTATGAATCTTATTACACTGAAAAAATTCTAGATTGTTTTGCTACTGGAACTATACCTGTGTATAAAGGAACTCCTGACATTGGAAATTTCTTTAATCTTGAAGGTATCGTTGAACTTTCTGAAGAGTTTGAAGTTTCTGAGGAAATATACTATAATAAGATGGAAGCAATTGAAGATAACTTGGAAAGAGTTAAGAAAATAGAAGTATTGGAAGATTTTATTTTAAGAACATATGATATCGTTTAACCATCTTGGAAATCTTGGAAGACTTGGAAACCAAATGTTTCAATATTCTGCTTTAAAGGGCATAGCATTAAAACATGGTTATGATTATTGTATTCCTCCTAGAAGTTTGTTTGGGGTAAAAGATCATAATGTAAAATATTCCGAAAGTATTCTTTATGATATTTTTGATTTGGAAAAAAATAATAATATTGAAATCACCTCAAATGCTATTTTATACGAAAACCAGTTTCATGTTAATGAAGATATTTTAGAAAAGTGTCCCGATAAAGTAGATCTTTATGGATATTTTCAATCAGAAAAATACTTTTTGCACATAAAAGACGAAATAAAGAAAGATTTTACTTTTAAATCAAATTTGCTTTTAGAATGTAAAAAAATTTTTAATGATTTTTTAGTAAATCAAGAAGTTATTTCTTTGCATATAAGACGTGGTGATTATATTATCAATGATAATCATCCTCTCCAATCAATTGAGTATTATAAAAATGCATTAAAATATTTTAATGAAAATATTCCGGTTTTAGTTTTTTCTGATGATCCAACTTGGTGCTCAGAGCAAAAAATGTTTGAATCTGATCGTTTTATGATATCTGAAAAAAATACTACAGATATTGATCTTTGTTTGATGACGTTGTGTGACTATCATATAATAGCAAATAGTTCTTTTAGTTGGTGGGGTGCTTGGTTAGCAGATAGTAAAAAAGTTATAGCACCTAAAAAATGGTTTGCTGGTGACTGTATAAATCATAATACCAGAGATTTGTATTGTTTGGATTGGATTTTAATATAGGAGAAAAAAATGAAAAAAGTGCAGCATTTTATTTTTAGTTGGTCAAGAGTTACAGAAGATGTAAAAAAAATTCAAAAAGATCTTCAAGATTCTGGGTATCAAGTTGATGTAATTAACTGTGATGATAATTCACAGGATGGATGGATTAATATTGGTAATGATTATTGGTTGTACGGACAATTTTTTACTTGTATAAATCATTTTAATTTTGATAATGATTATCTAAATGTAATGTTGGGTGATGTTGAAACTGATAGTTACCCTGAACTTTTTAGGAGAACCGAAGAAGTCGTGAGTGAGGTTGAAAATGTTGGTATTTATGCACCAGATTATGGTAATAAAGAAAAATGTTGGTGGATTATTGATAATGTTTCTGTAGACAAATTTGATAATTATAATACTGTGGAATTTGATGATCCAAATCTTGTCGCTGGCACAATGTGCGATTTTTTCTATCTTACTATCCACAAAGATATTGTGGTTGAATATAAAGATTTTATTGATTTTCTTCTAAAAGAACATCCAGACTTTAAATTTTGGAAAGGTCATGGATGGGGTATTGATTTAATCCTTTGTGCCTTTGCACATATGCAAAATAAATTTGTAATTAGGGATAAGAAAATTGTCTTAGGTCATGGTATTGATAATGGTCATTCTGGTCCAGATTCTTCAATTAACTATAATAAATTAATAGAAGAATACAATAAATTTATGGGATCAAAATCTCAAAGAGCTCAAAGTAAAATAAAAGCAGCTCTTGATAGGTGCCCTCCACACGAAAACAAAACTGTTTATACTACTATTGAGGAACTTTGGAAATGAATAAGAATTCTAAAATTTTTGTTGCTGGTAATTTTAATGCTTATCTTTTTCACCCAAGAGATTGGATATATTGGGGATATAGAGAAGATTTAATAAATTTTTTTGATATCCCATTTCAAGTAAATGAAGAATGCCAAAGATTAAATGTCAATAAACAAAAATGTGAAAACAATGGAGAATATTTTAAACTTTTCACTAGACCAGAAACATATTTGGGGTCATATTATGCAAGTAGATTTGATGAGAGAGTTGTAAAGATGGTAAATAACCAAAGTGAATATCTTTATGATGATGCTCCTAAAATTGAAGAAGCATATGCTGTTAGTAATGAAATTATGACTAAACTTTTTAAATCATTTCCAAGAACAGGTATTAACTTTGTTTGGCCAAAAAATAATATTTGGCATTTTCCAATCTCATTGCAGCATGAGATTTGGCATGAAGAAGGTATGTAATTTTATTTTTTTTTTACTATGAAAATCTGTATCCTTAATATAGCGACAAATAAATATATTCAATTTGTTGAATCTTTACTTGATTCTGTAGACGAAAATTTTTTAAATGGACACGATATTTCTGCATTAGTGTTTACTAACCATGAAATTGAAGAATCTTCGGATAATGTAAAGATTTCTCAAATTGATCATGAACCTTGGCCGATTCCCACTCTAAAAAGATATCATTATTTTCTTAAAGAAAGGGAGTATATTTCTCAATTTGATTATTGCTTTTATATGGATGTTGATATGAGAATTGAAGGAAAAGTTGGTGATGAAATTTTAGGAGATCTTGTAGCAACTCAACATCCTGGATTCTGGTTTAAGACTAATCAAGAGTTTTCATATGAACGCCGTCCAGAGTCAACTGCATATGTTCCTTTTGGTGAAGGAAAGATGTATTATGCAGGTGGATTCAATGGTGGAAAACCTGAACATTTTCTAAAAATGTCAGAAACTATTGTATCGAATATTGAAAAAGACTTTGAGAAAGGATTGATTGCAGTGTGGCATGATGAGTCACATATGAATCGTTATTTGATTGATAATCCTCCCACTGTAGAATTGAATTCTTCTTATTGTTATCCAGAAGCAGTTCGATTCAATCCTGGTGGATGGAATGTTCCTTTTGAACCAAAGATTGTTGCTCTTGAAAAAAATCATTCTCAAGTTCGCTCATGATTATAGACTTACTTGATGTTCCTGTTTACTACATTAATCTCGATAGTGATGAAGAGAAGAGAAAATCTACAGAGACTCTTCTCAAAAGAACGGGGTTTAGAAATGTAATCAGAGTTTCTGCAATCTTTCATCCAAAAGGTAGAATTATTGGATGTGCTCGTTCACATTATGAGGTCTTAAAAGAAGCAAAACCACCATTCATTATCATTGAAGATGACTGTGCTCTCAATAAAGACTTTGTAAATGAGATAAAAGTCCCAGATGATTCTGATGCACTTTACCTGGGAATCTCTCACTGGGGTCGATATTTGAATCACTCTGGACCATATGTTCATTATGAGAAAGTTGATGATGATATTGTAAGAGTTTATAACATGCTTGCAACACATGCAATTATGTATTTGTCACAATCATATGTTGACATATGCAAAAGAATATCATATCATTATGGATATGAAGTAGAAGGACATCTTGACATTGGATTTGCAGAAATCCATAAATTTTATAAAGTTTATAGTTATAATGAACCCCTTCTTAGACAATATGATTGGAGTGCTGTAACATCCGGAAAATTGAGCGAAGTCTCAATAGACAAGATGAAATCCGAATCATTGTTTAATAGTATTTTGAAATCAGATGAAAATTATTATAAACTTAATTCTGAATTTAAATCTCCCATTAAACCACTTATAGAGATGAGAGATGTAAATGGAATTCCTGGATATTATTTACCGACGAGGATAATGTGAAAATATTTACATTTACTTTTAATAGACCTGATATTTTAGAGATACAGTATAAAACTTTTAAAAAATATTGTAAAAATGATTTTGAATTTATTGTCATTCATGACAGTAGAAATGAAGAATATGTAGATGAATTTTCAAGTATTTGTGAAAAAAATAATTTTAAATTTTATCATCATAAATCCAGAGCAGGTAAACAACCTAGTGAATATCATAGCGATGTTTTAATGTGGACATATAAAAATATTGTCTGTAAAAAATACATTGATGATATTATTTTCTTTTTAGATCATGATATTTTTATGGTTGACTATTTGGACATATTAAAATATATTGATAAATTTGATATGGTCACTTTTTTTCAGAGAAGACCAGATCCTGGTGAACACATAAAATATCCAAAAATTTCCAACTCAATATCAATTGATGATTCAATTTTGTATTATGCTTGGCCTGGATTTTGTATATTTAAAAATAGTAAATTAAAAGATAAACCTTTTGATTTTATGTGTAAACTGCCAAGTGAACTTTCCGAACTTCCAGAAAATTTACGACAAAATTTAGATAGTGGAGGAGGAACATACAAGTTATTTAAAGATAAGTCTTTATTGATTAAGAATGTAGGATTTGAGCATATTAAAATGTATAATGGATTTGAAGTAATTAATAATCTAGTTAATAACGGTCACGATTACTTATTTTTGTGTGATAGAAAATTTTTACATTATAAAAATGCTTCAAATTGGCATACTTTTTATAGCGTAGTTGATACCGACAAGACAAATATTTTATTCAAAATATTTGAAGATATTAATTGAGAGTAATAGAATGAAATCATTCTTCATTTTAAAAAAGATATAAATGGTATTTCGAGTTATTTTCTTCCATTCTCAACTAAAATAATTTAATATGTATATTTCTTCTTGTCCTCTTCGAGTATCTTTGTTTGGTGGATCAACAGATAATCCATACTTTATTGAAAAATATGGATTTGGATCTGTGATTAGTTTTAGTTGTAACTTGAAAACTTACATTACTCTTCATGAAGATAAACTTGGATATAATATGCAAGGTCGTAAGTATATCGTAAATTATTCTAAAAGAGAGGAGACTGAATATATTGTTGATATTAAAAATGAACTTGTTCGTATAGTTTTAAATTATTTTGGATGCTTTCCACTTACTGTTAGTATGACTAGTGATGCTTATTCGCAAGGAAGTGGACTTGCATCATCATCTTCTTATATTATTTCTCTCATTAAATGTATTTCAATGTTTCGTGATTTACATTTAACTGATATTGAAATATGTAAACTTGCTCTTAAATTGGAGCAAGAAATAAATCCTTATTGCGGATATCAAGATCCTTATGGGTGTGGTATTGGTGGATTTAAAAAAATTGATTTTGAAAAAGGTGGTATTATTAAATATGACTTTTTATCTACTGATTTGTTTAAGCATTATGACACACATTTAGTCTTTACTGGTGTAACTAGAAATTCTAAAAATGTTCTTCAAGATGTAACTTTAAATATCGATAAGTCATTGCCTTTATTGAAAACGGTTGATGATGCTTATGATGCTTTAAGATATAAAGATTATTCTAAGTTTTTGCAGTTACTAAACTATAGTTGGGAACAGAAAAAGCAAACTAGCTCATTAATTACTGAAAATGAAGAAATTAAAATCATAGATAAAATTCTCACTGAAAGTGAAGATGTTATTGCTCATAAACTTTGTGGAGCTGGTAATGGTGGGTTCTTTCTTGTTTTTTCAAAAATAAACAGCTTGAAAATTCCATATAAATCGATTAAAATAAAAGTCGAATCTAATGGCGTTGTTGGACATAGGTTATGAATCCGTTTACAGAATACATTAAAGCACTTCAGAGTGCTCATATTGAGGAGCAATTTAAAAAGTTTAGAAATGCTTTTGATAGATATCATAATATTATCATTCTTGGAAATGGTGGTAGTAACGCAGTAGCATCTCATATTTCACAGGATTATGTGAAATTTAATAATAAAAATTCGATGGTATTTTCCGACCCATCAATGCTGACATGTTTTATTAATGATTTTGGAATGGAAAATGCATATTGCAAATTCCTTCAGTATTATGCAAAATCAGATACTCTTTGTATTTTAATTAGTTCCGGTGGAGAATCTAAAAACATTGTAAATTGCATCAAATATTGTGAAAATAATTCTATACCATATGGTATTTTAACTGGATTTGGATTATCAAATAAAGCAAGAAGTATTGCAAATAATGCTCTTTGGGACTATCATATAGATAGTAGTGATTATGGAATTGTTGAGTGTGTCCACCAAATTTTTCTTCATGGTGTAGTATGAGATATTGTTTTGATATTGATGGAACTCTTTGTCATACTCCAAATAATGAGCTAGGAAAACCTGATTATGCAAATGCAAAACCTTTTCCATTTATGGTGGAACAGGTTAATCGTTTATATGAAGAAGGTCATTATATTATTATTCAAACTGCTAGGGGAAAATCATCTGGAATAGATCATAGTAACCTCACTAAAAGACAACTTGATACTTGGGGATACAAGTATCATGATTTATTTCCCATGTTTTCTAAACCAAACGCTGATATTTTTATTGATGATAAAGCCATTAACTTTGACGAGTGGAAACAAAAACAACCTTTAATCAGAGGAATTACTGCGGGATCGTTTGATTTAATTCATCCCGGATATGTAAAAATGTTTAGAGATTGTAAAATGTATTGCAATCATTTTACAATTGCTTTGCATGAAGATCCATCTTTAGAAAGACATAATAAACTATCTCCTATACATTCTATTGAAGAAAGGTTAGAAATACTTAGTTCTATTAAGTATATCGATGATATTGTGGTTTATCATACTGAAGACAAGTTTCATGATTATTTAAAAAGCGGTAAATACAATATTCGTTTTCTTGGTGATGATTATAGTGATGGGTCTTATACTGGTAAAGATATTCCCATAAAAGTAATTTTTGTTGATAGGAGTCATGGATACTCTACAACTGAATTAAAAAGAAAAATTTTTAAATCTTGGAGGTAAAAAAAATGAAGTCATTAGTAACAGGTGGTGCAGGATTTATTGGTTCCAATCTTGTAGATAAATTAATTGATTTGGGACATCAAGTTATTGTAATTGATGATGAAAGTGCAGAATCAAATGTTCAATTTTATTGGAATGATAATGCTTTAAACTACAAATATGATATTAGAGATTATAAAAATACTCGCCCTCTATATGATGGTGTTGATTATGTTTTTCATCTTGCGGCAGAATCAAGGATTCAACCAGCAATTGAAAATCCAATTAATGCGGTGAGTCTAAACTCTGTTGGTACATGTACTGTTCTTCAATGTGCTCGTGAAGCGGGTGTTAAACGTGTAATGTATTCATCCACTTCTGCTGGATATGGTATGAATCCTTTTCCGAATGATGAGACTCAACCTGATGATTGTTTGAATCCATACTCAGTATCTAAGGTAAACGGTGAAAAGTTATGTAAAATGTATACCGATTTATATGGACTTCCCACAGTTTCATTCAGATATTTTAATGTTTACGGTGAAAGACAACCAGTTCGTGGTCAGTACGCTCCCGTAATTGGAATTTTTCTTAGACAACTTACTGCAGGAGAACCTCTTACTATTGTTGGTGATGGTGAGCAACGTAGAGATTTTACTTATGTTGGTGATGTTGTAAATGCAAATATTTTAGCGGCAACAAAAGATGTTAATGATGAAGTATTTGGTCAGGTTTATAATGTTGGTTCCGGTAAGAACTATTCAATTAATGAAATTGCTGGAATGATTTCTGATAATATTATCAATATTCCTCCTAGAATTGGAGAAGCAAGAACAAGTCTTGCAAATAATCAAAAACTTCGTTCTACTTTTGGATGGGAACCCACTATGAAAATTGAAGATTGGGTTGGGAAACAACTATGACAGTTCAAATTTTTACATCAGTAGTTAATCGACCAGATTTCGTAGAGATACAAAAAAAGTTATTTGATAAGTTTCTTACTGAAGATTATCAATTTAATGTTGTTGATGATTCTTTAGATGAAAATATTTCTTTGGAGTTTAAACATATCTGCAAAAAATATAATATCGTTTACTATAGAAAGGATCAGGGAAATCGTAATAAAGATGAGAGTCGTTGGTCTGGCGCCAGACATGCTACAGAAACAATTCAATGGGCATTTGATGAGATTATCAAGAAAAAACATTATAAAGATTTAGTTTTATTTTTAGATTCTGATATGTTTTTACTTGATGAGTTTAATATATCTGAATATATGAAAGACACTATTATTTCGGGATTACCTCAAATAAGAGGTCATGTTCGTTATATGTGGAATGGAATAATGTTTTTTGATATGGAAAAAGTGTTTAATACTGATCCCAATCTCAATTTTTCTGACGGTATGGTAGATGGTGAACTAACAGATATTGGAGGTCATTTTTATTATTATTTTAAAAAAAATAATGTTATAATGAAAGAAACTGATGTAACTTACCCAACTCACTTTAAGGATATTGAAATTCAAAATGATGATATTACAAATGGATTTAATTTTGAGTTGCATTTAGATTGTAAGTTTTTGCACTATCGAGCTGGAACTAACTGGCATACTCAAAGTAGTTGGAAAACTAAAAAAAATCCTCTGATTAAAAAGGAAGAAGTCTTTAGTCAAATTGTTAAAAATTTTTTAATTGAAGTATGAAATCTCAACTTGTAGAATTTTCTCCTGGAAAAGTAAGCGTTCTTGAAGGACACCTTGGTGGTTATTATACTACTATAGATTTTCCCTCACAATCACCTAAAATGTGGAAGTATATCGTGAATAAACTTAACATTAAAACAGTTCTTGATGTTGGGTGTGGAATGGGATATGCAATGCAAGAGTTTATGAAATATTGTGATGATGTTGTTGGTATCGACGGATCTCCATATGCTATTGAAAACTCACCATTAAAAGAAAATATTTTTCAGCATGATTATACTATCGGTAAACTGGAAACTGAAGATAGTTATGATCTATGTTGGTGCTGTGAATTCGTTGAGCATGTTAATGAAGAATATGTTGATAACTTTCTTTCGACGTTTGCTTTCTGTAAATATGTTGCAATGACTCATGCTATTCCCGGACAAGGTGGGCATCATCATGTTAACTGTCAACCTAAAGAATATTGGATAGATAAACTTAAAAAGTATGGTTTTGAATATGATGAAGATTTTACAAATGAGTTGAAAGAAATTGCTAAAACTGAAGGAGATTATACCCCACACTTTGTTTCTACAGGTCTTTTCTTTAAAAAAATAGATGGATAAAAATAAATCAATTTACAAGTTAAAAAATATTGGTCCAATATATTACTTAAATCTTGATGGACAACCAGAAAGACGACAATATATTGAAGACCAATTTAAATATTGGGAAATTGAAAATTATACTCGTATTTCTGCTTATGATGGTAGAGATGATGATTTAAGTGATATCATTGTAGGTCGTTATCCAGAAATGATGACTTCGGGTGAAATCGGATGTGTTACTTCTCATCTCAAAGCAATTAAGCACTGGTATGAAACTTCAGATTCACCATATGCAATCATCATGGAGGATGATTGTAATTTAGATTTGGTTAAAAACTGGAATTTTACCTGGCAAGATTTTTATTCTCAAATTCCCTACGATTGGGATATTGTACAAATCGCTATTATTTGTACTGGAGATTTACACGTAAAACTTCATAAAAGATTTGTAAATGATTTCTCCACTGCTTGTTATTTGATTACAAGACATCATGCAGAAAAACTTATTAAATTTCATGTAAAGGGGAATAAGTACCGTCTGGATAATGGTATGAAACCTCGTCCAGTTGCAGATGATTTGATTTATAATTCGGGAAATACATATTCAATTCCTCTTCTTCTTTATAGAATTGAATTGGGATCTTCTATTCATCCAGAACATATTGATATGTTCCATAGAGGTAATTTTGATGCTCTAAGTAATTTCTGGCAACAGAATGGTCCAGATATTGATATTAGGGATTATATGGATTATGATCCTTATCTTGGTAGAGTGGTCCAAAACTCCGCAGCAATAGAACAGCAAGCTCATCTTGACAATTCTTCCCAATAATGGTAAGATAAATATGTTCTGGTGACGAAACCTCAAATACTCGTTGACTCACTGAGCAAACGGAGTTATGTCGAAACTCCTTACATCCGCAGGTAAACTCTGCGAGAAACTATAGAGGTACTTATGTTTAAATCCGCTTTCGCAGCAACTCTTGCTGCAACTCCACTTGTCGCTGGTGCTGCGTTCGCAGAACCTTATGGCACGTATGGACCTTATGTTGAATCCCAAGTTACGAGCATCGCACAATTCTCTGATGTTCGTCCTACTGACTGGGCATATCAAGCACTCAACAACCTTGTAGAGCGTTATGGTTGTGTTGCTGGTTATCCTAACGGCACTTATGGTGGTGGTCAGTCAATGACCCGTTATGAGGCAGCAGCACTTTTGAATGCTTGCCTGGATCGTGTAACCGAAGTTACTGATGAACTGAAGCGTCTTCAAACCGAATTTGCTGCTGAACTTGCAGTTATTCGTGGTCGTGTAGACAAACTGGAAGCACAAGTTGGTCAACTAGAAGCAACTCAGTTCTCTACTACCACCAAACTGCGTGGTGAAGCAACCTTCGTTCTTGGTGGTGTAGATGACTATCGCACTAAATTAGGTAGTGTTACTCCTTCTAAAACCGATGATGTCACCAAAACTGCCTTTAACTATGATGTTCGTCTGAACTTTGATACTTCGTTCACTGGTCAAGACCTGCTTCGTACTCGTCTTCGTTCTTCAAACTTCAGTGCTGATCCTTTCGGTTCGTCTTCATCACTCTTCAAACTGGACAAGGCAGACAATTTCTCCAGTGCTAATGGTGATAATGTAGTTCTTGATCGTCTCTACTATCAGTTCCCTGCGTTCAACAACACCACTACTCTGACTGCTGGTGCTAAAGTTCGCAACACTGAAATGTCTTGGGTTCCTACTGCTTACAAGTCTGATATCCTTGACTTCTTTGCTGTTGCTGGTGCTCCTGGTGTTTATAACAAGGCAACTGGTGCTGGTTTCGGTGCTCAGTGGAAGCAAAAAGGTGAGCAAGGATTTGTTGCTGGTGTGAACTATGTTGCTCAAGCAGGTCAAGATAGTACCCGTGGTGAGTTTGATGAATCTGGTGCTCTGAATACTCTGGCGCAAGTTGGTTATCGTGGTACTAACTGGGGTGCTGCATTTGGTTATCGTTATGGTACTGAAGGCACCCGTGTTCGCACCTACAACGGTCTGAACGGTGCTTCTGGTACTCTGGTTCCTGGTCAAACCTCTAATGGATATGCTCTGAATGCATACTGGCAACCTACCCAATCTGGTTGGATTCCTTCGGTCTCTGCTGGTTATGGTTGGAATACTGTAAGTGGTACTGAAAGTGCTGCTACTAACAGTGAGTCGTGGTTTGCTGGTCTTCAGTGGGCAGATGTATTTGCCAAGGGTAACTCTGCTGGCGTTGCTGTTGGTCAAGCACCTACGGGTGAAGATCTTGAAGATGCAACGATGCTTGAAATCTTCTACAAGTATCAAGTGTCTGATAACATCAGCATTACTCCTGCAATCTTCTATGCAAGTGACAATCAACGTCTTGCTAAAGATTCCTCAAACTGGGGTGGTGTAATTCAGACAACCTTTAAGTTCTGATAAATCACTCATAACCTGAGTGGAAGCACCCATTTTTTGGGTGCTTTTTTTATGAAATCAAAACCTTAACCAAATCTTAGTGGACTTTAATTTTTCTTTCTAGTAAAATCATTTACGAAGTTATTCACTTTTTATGAAACTCAAAAACTTTATTGCTATTGGTCTGGTTGCCTCTCCTGTTGCGGCATTTGCTGGACCCGCTCTGAATGGTGCTGGTGCCACCTTCCCTGCACCGATTTATCAACGATGGTTCCAAGATTATGCACTAACTTCCGGTAGTCGTGTAAATTATCAGTCAGTTGGTTCTGGTGCTGGTGTTCGTCAATATATTGCGGGAACAGTTGACTTTGGGGCATCCGACGAACCCATCAAATCCTCCGAAGCAGCAAAGGTGAAGCGTGGTGTCGTTCAAATCCCGATGGTGGGTGGAACGATTGCCGTTGCTTACAACAAACCTGGATGTACCCTGAAACTCACACAGAAACAAACTGTGGATGTCTTTTCTGGACGCATTAAGGATTGGAAGCAAGTTGGATGTTCTGCTGGACCTATGAAAGTGGTTTATCGTTCTGACGGTTCTGGAACTACATTTGCTTTCACAAATTCTCTTGATACCTTTGGTGGTTGGGGTTCTGGTGTAGGTAAGTCAGTTAAATGGCCTACTGGAGTTGGTGGTAAAGGTAACGAAGGTGTTGCTGGAACTGTCAAGAACACTCCAGGTGCCATTGGTTATGTAAATACTGGATTTGTAAAAGCAAACAAACTCCAAGCAGCAGCAATTCAAAACAAGGCAGGTAAGTTCGTTCTTCCTTCTGCTGCTTCTGGTGCCGTTGCTCTCAATAATATCACTCTGGATGCCAATCTTGCTGGAGAGAATCCTAATCCTTCTGGTGCAAATGCTTATCCCATTTCTACTTTGACTTGGATTCTTGCATACAAAACTGGTAATGGAGAGAAGGCAGATGATATTCGTGCTGCTCTCAAGTATGCTCTAAGTTCTAAAGCACAGAGTATTGCCGATGATCTTGGTTATGTTCCTCTGAGTGGTTCTATTCTTAACCGAGCACGGATTGCTATAGATCGTATCGGTAAGTGATGAAACTCTGACAGTCGGGACGGGAAACCGTCTTGACAAAACTTTACATTTCCTATATAATATTGTTGTAAATCGTTACAAAGACAATGACTGTTACGACTAATGATCGTGGACAAATGAATATGTGGGCGAAAGAACCCGTAATGTATTATCAGAACTACGGAATGCTGACTCCCAACCAAGTCAAGGAGAGGACTAATGGAAGATGGGCGATGATGGGATTTGTTGCTGGTATTATTTCATATGCTATCACTGGTAACTTCTTCTTCGGTGTCTTCTGATGACTGAAACAATCTTCACCTTTACAGGAGTTGCTTTTTTGGTCCTCCTGAGTTATGCTGTTGAGAAGGTCGTAGAAACTTACTGATGAGTGCTAATATGTTGGGGCAGTTTGCTCTTGCCCTTGAAAAACTTGGATGGGATACCGATGATGAACTTTCTGTTGAAAT